GGATCCTGGTTTGTCTGGAATACGATATTTCATCTCTTCATCTTTACCAACATCAACTACTCTAGCATACTTCCACTTCCAATCTTCAAGTGTCCCTTCTGGATAAATTATTCCAAGTTTACCCATATTGATTACAGAAGGAAACCAATATATTTCTCGTACAGTATCAAATACTTTTAAATCCTTAATCAATTCAGATGTAGTTTTTAATAGTGCTGCTAACTTTTCAGACTCTTCTGTAAAAAGAGAATTAGAAGTATAACCACACGTGAAACATAAATAACTTTCTATATTTTGTTCTGTAGTTTGAAACGCTGTGTGCATATTACAAACAGGACAACTAATTTTAATTTCCATATCTAATCCTTATCTTATTATATTCTGTACCACCAGTAATCCACATAGTATTGACCCATAAAATACTATTAGTACTATTATAGCTGACAAAGCTTCCCACCAATCAACTTTTTTATTTCTATTTATATCTGGTATTGGAAAGAGTATTTCATACCAATCTATTTTTTTATTTCTATCCCAATCGAAAATAGATATTAACTTTTTCTTTAATGATTCTTTCATAACTACACTCTTTTTAATTTTGGTAGTTTAATTCCACTTGTTGTTTTCCCTGTCTTCTTTAACTTGGGAAGATTAAGCTTCACTTCCTTCGGAAACTCTGGAACATAATCATTCAAGATTTTCTCAAATTTTTTAGTCATAGCCTTTAATGAAAAGTTACCTCTATTCGCAACAGCTAGTTTCTTTGCGTTAAGTCTGTATTTCTTATAATTCTTATAAACTTCAAATAATATTTTAGATGCATATGGATAATTAACACTAAACCATTTCGACTTTTCTACCATAAAATCTTCATTAAGTGCTGATTTATGAACCTCAGTCAACTCACCTGGTAAAAGAATAGCCAAATCCTTTGATAGAAAATCTAAATGTCCACTCCAATTAGACGCCATTACTGGTTTTTCACTTAAAGTTGCTTCCAACAATGGCCTCCCAAATCCTTCTCCCTTTGTAAATGAAGTATGAACTTTAACTTTAGGGTGGTTATATAATCCATTCATTTCTTCATCAGTTAAATCGCCGTGTAAAAGATAAATACTAGGTAAATCACCCTTAACTGTAACTTTGATTTGTTCTATTTTATTCAAAATATCTTCTCTATCCAAAACTGAAAAACTGGCCCCACTTGTCTTTAGTAATAGTGCTGGTTGTTTTGATTTATTCTTAAATGTTTCCAAGAACGTCTTTATCAACATACCAACATCTTTTCTATCTTGTCCTAATGTTCCATTTAACCAATGTCCAACATATAAAAACACAAAATCCTCTGGTATTTTATCCAACTCAGTAACCAACTCCTTAGAAAATTCATCAGTCTTTTTATAAATATTAGTATCTGTTCCTTCAAACAAAACTTCAATGGGCTTTTGACAAGTTAAATCTCCAACTTTTTGATTTGTTTCTTTATCTCGTTGTTCATACGATGTTGATTCCAAAACTTCTTTAGTAAACTTAGATGGAACTATAACTAAATCCATTCTATTCATACCTTCAATCCACTGCGGAATACATATATTAGTTTCTATTCCAGCTGTAATTCCGATATTGTATTTTCCTATTGGACCGAATTCATTTGGAATTACAATGTGAATATGAATGTCAGGTTGTTTAGGTAAATTAGGATTCTCTAATAATCTATCAATAATAACTTTATCATTAGGATCCTTTTTGTTCAAAGCATTCATCGGTGTAGCTCCCCACCTGACCGGGAAAATCTTTATATCATACTTATCCATTGCAATTAATGAACGAACAATATCTCTACTGTGTGAACCATAACCACTTCTCGTAGCAACTGGTGCTGTAACTAAAACTAACGGTTTATCACTCATATTATCTCCTGTGTTCCAAATAAGGTAAACCTTTTTCTCGGCTTCCATTTATCAAATACTCTGTCCATATCAGCTTTAAATCTCCTACACATTTCTCCAACTGATTGTCCGACTTTTGGATCCATTACAAATTCTCTTGCAAGTGCTCCACACCGTTCTCTTTCTTCTATTGATGTATCATACCATTCTTTAAGTCTATCCGCTACATCATCAAATCTACACCTGTCATCAAAAATGTATGGTGTTGGAACTGAACCTACAAGAGATCTATTTGAAGGCCAAACTGGCTTTACCCAATCTCCGTGAGTTAAATCTGGATTATTCTTCCACTTTCTATCATCGTGTAAAGAATGGATTTCACTATAATGTTTCTCTAATAACAATTCACCTTTCAATCTAAAACCACATTGGTCTTGTGGTCCACCTGTAACATTCAATATAGTTGGAGTTTCTGCCATATGAGATTCTGCAGGACTTAATCCAAATCCTTCATTAGATGAAATTAACATAGTAACATCTGCCATATTATAAAGAAAATTCATATGTTTATTATCTAACTTATCTTCCGAAAAGAAAACTTTATAATCAGAACACACAGCAGAAACAAGTGCAGGTAAATCAGTTCCATTTTCATCAATAGGCTGAGTGTGCATAACTAATGCACATTTGTCTGCATCTTCTTTTGGTAACATATCACAAAATGTTTTATAAGCTAATACTACATCACCTGGTACTTTTCTACGAATATTTCTACTATTCCACAAAACAATAAAATTTATATCCATATCCTTAAGTGCATTATTTCTAAAATTTTCAAACTCATCCCACTCATCGTGTAACTCTGAAATTTTGTAAAACTGGGTATCATTTATTCCGTGTGGAATATAAGTACAATCCCAATCTGTTCTTGGTTTCTTTACTGCACAATTATTAACTATGTTCCAAGTTTGTTTAGATAAATTCATAATCAAATCACATGACTCATAAAAGAATTCATTATATCTTGGATACGGTAAATCATCCCATACATTATAATAAAAAATAGGCATCTGCTGCCTAATTTCATGTTCCATTTGATACAACCAACCCCAAAATCTTGGGTCGGTGTAATGTAGAATTGCATCTGGTTTTTCTTCCGCAATTATATCTCGTGCAAGTTCTTGATTGCCATAACCACTAACAGGAAATATCTTCAAATAAGCATCTTTTATTCCTGTGTCTTTTTGGAGTTCTTCACTTAAATCAACAAGCTTGCCTTCTTCTGGATGATTTATAGCCCCACCGACCTGAAACCAATCGTAATGATCTAATGTTCCAAATACAACCTCTCGTGAAACTGTTCCAACTCCAGATGACATTCTTAAATCATCTGACATCAACAAAATTTTCCGTTTTGCCATAAAAACCTCTTTATTTAATCAATTAATAACTGTTTAGTATCTTCTTTTTTAGGTTCATCCTTGAGTAGATGTTTTTCAATTCTAATCAATACTCTAAGTATATTATTTAATAATCTCTCAACATTTTTATTGTTTGTCATACTTCCAGTATTCTTCATAGCTCCATCCATTTCAATTAAAACCTACTGCCACTAGCTGTCAAATTATCATATTCGTGAATTTTCTCTCTATACTCTTTGTCTTTAACATATAAATCCATAGTTCTATTGACAAGTTTTTGGAGAGTAAATTCATATGTTAGCCCAACAGATTTAAAGTTCTTATATAACTCTTCTAAAACCTTAACCGTAGTTAGCTTAGTAATATCCATATTTTAAGTCTCCGATATATACATATATATCTATTTAATCCATTATTACAACTTTTTTATTCATTCGCTTAGCATGTCCAACTGTATTCATAGTTCCCCTAGATTCCTCTCCCGTTGGAATGAATGCAACAATAACATCACTATATTCTGCTATCTGTTTGTTTCTTGTAAAAAAATTACTTACATAATACCGTTTTCCATAATTTTTCTCGTTCAATACACAATGCATATTATAAGAATAATGAGCTGGTGGAAATTCTCTATATGTAACTCCAAATTCAAGTGCAAACTTCTTAGCGTAACCATCTGCTCCTAATGGTTGACCACCACTCACAACTTCTACCTCGTCTCCAAACTTTTCCTTTAAGTCGAAGATGAAATCCTTTATCTTTCTTTTATTAGTATATTTTCTACTGCCTACTATGCCGACTTTCTTCATAATCATTCCTCTTCTGAACTTTTTTGGATGGTTTCGGTGATATTGAAAATTTAGCAGCTTTATAAAATTCTTCCAAGCCGTTCAACAAATCATCTACATCATTTTCAGCATAGATATACTGAAATCTAAAATTGTGTTTTGGATCGGCATCCCAAGAATTTACAATATTAAACCACGTAAATTCATTATACGTTTGAGTATTGGCTGGTTTAATCTTTGTTTTATAATGTAAACTCCCTTCCCACTTCTTTATAAATTTTTTCAAAATATCGTGTGAAATATCTTTGTCTTCTTCATACCACAGGTATAACATAAATGGAAAATGTAAATCGTCCCAAATTGAACTTATCTTATTCATAACGTCTTCTTCTTTTTCAGTTCCAATAAAATCTGATAATTTCAATCTGACAGATAATTTCACGTGACTATTGAAGTTTCGATACATAACTATCTCCTATTATAATTCGCATCACATAACTCTGGCATTTCTCTAAACTCACAAAACCTACAATTTTTCTTAGATGCTTCTTTTCTATAAATATGTTCCATATTATATTGTCCATCGTCAGTAAAACACTCTTTAATAAATTCACTTAATCTCAATGATACCTTATTTAAACTTGGAGTTCCACTTGCTGGTGAAAATTGTTGAACTCTTTTTTGTGGAAAAGATACATTCTCATATAATTTTCTCTTTACTATAAAAAACTCCACATCAATTCTATTAATAGGAAAATCAAATTGTTTTGAATAAAACTGTTTGTATAATAATAATTGATCTGTTTTGTTCCTATCTTTTTTTATATATTTATTCCACCCCATAGTAGAAGTTTTTATATCATAAATTTTCAATCTACTTTCAGTTGAATCAAATAAAATTAAATCTATAAACCCTCTAAATCTTATATTTCCAGGCAAATCATAATTAATAGCTATTTCTGTTCCAAGTAATTCATAACCCCTTTTTTGAAAATACTGCCCCCTACGGCTAACAAACCATTTTAAAAAGGATATTCCATCTGAATAAAATTCTGCCATATCTTGTCTATTACAACATTCTTCTCCAGACTCCTCTTTAATTTTCAAAAAATTCACCTTCATTCTATCTTCTAACATAGACTCTAAATTTAAACTGTCTGCTTTCTTTGCAGTTTCTGTATACATAACAGTAAGATATTTCTGTAATACTTCATGCATACTTGTTCCAAATAAAGTATGTATATTTCCAGCAAACTCCCTGCGCTCATCTATGTAATTCAGTTTCCATCGATAAGGACATGCAGCCCATTGTGAAAATTGGCTATATGATATTACTTTCCCCATTTTCCGTTTCTAACTACTCTTGCCATAATACTATAATTTGTTAAATCTTGAAATGAATCCTTCACAGATTCCGTAACTCCTTCTCTATCTGACTTCACAGTTAAATTTATTAATCTATTAACCTTATCATTTATTCGTACTACCAACCCAGTTGTAGACAATTTAACATCTTCTTCATTTTCTAATGTAGTACCCATTGCAATATTTGAAGGACCGTAATCATATTGTTTTTTACAAAACAAGTCGTAATCCTCCTGTTGTAATCTCTTAAACTCACGAGTCATTATTGGATAATGTAATTCCAAATGTTCTGCTGGACTTAAATTTTCCTTTTTGACTTTCTTTTTCGGATAAGATTTCTTCTTACTACTTTCTTTTATAACTTTCACTATTTACTCCTTTTTAAAAACAAAAATTGGCTCATATTTATATCCAGCTCCCATAACTGAAGATAAAGTTAATTGGAGAGTTTCTTCTTGTTTAAATCCTAATTCTTTAGAAATTTTAACAGTTGCATCTTCTATAAATTTATACTTAGGTGTATTTGCGATATTATATAACATATAACCACCTTTTTTTAATCCATAATAACAATTCTCTATAGTCTTTCTTAAAAATCCATTCTCCCACTTATCTTCTGATGGATACTTAATATAACTTTGTGTGAGCTCATCGGAATACTTTTCCGTATCGAAATAAGGTGGTGAAGTAAAACATAAATCGAGTGATTCTTTTTCAGAAACAAAATCTTCACTTCCTTTCATATAAATATCAACTTTCTTATTTAGATATGTAAAATCTTTTTTCATTTCTAATAACCCATTATATGTCCTCGTGGCAGGTTCAGTTCCAATATAATGTTTAGTATTTGATGATGCTAAAAACCCCAATAACCGTCCGCCCCAACCACTTGACATATCTCTTATAACTCCACCACCACCATACTTCTCATATATTAGTTTGGCTGCTGTTGGTCTAAAATTAGATACTGATTGAGTGCCTGTATATATTTTAAGTGATTGTCGTAACCTATTTTCACGAAATATATTTCTTTCCACTTCTTCCTCTTCATCATTACCATGTTTCATTTGCCACTTCCAGGCCTTCCTAATTGTAGATTTAAATTTATCATCATCATTAAAAGTTTCCATTGGTGATTTCATTGCGTCACCACATCTAATTTCCCAAAAAAATGGAAAATATGACCAAGCTAATCTTAAACAGTGCATAGTCTGAATAATTTGATTATCTATAAAAATAGTATTAACATCAAACTTCCTAAGTTTCTTCATGTGTTGATGCTTTTCTTGTTCTGTTATACTGTAATGTGGGAATCCATGCCTTCGATAATAATCAAAGATTACTTCAACACCATAATCTATATTTATAGTATTTATATTATTTGTAACCTTATAAAATTCTAAATCTTCTTTATCATACTCTGTAAATTTAGATAGAACTTCATAATCAACTTGTTTCATCTCAAATTTAAAATTTCAATTTGTTTTGGATCAGTTCCATAACTTTCAACGAGTGAATATAACTCTGCCTTTCCCTGTTCGGTCATATAATATCTATCAAGATATTCTCCTGATTCTAAATTACTGACACCATAATGTTTTGAAACTAGTTCAAGTAACCACTGTGGATATTCCATCTCTTTTCTCCCTTTAACATAACGAAGCCACTGCTTCCCTTTTGGTAAAATATCAATATACAATCTATATAAATCTTTTGGTGATATTGGATATTTCTGAATTTCAT